TTTTGAACTACGGTCATAGTCCCTGCTGCAGGCGCAGTCTGAAATATTATTTCAGACTCATTTACATAATAATCTTTATACGGAACAAAAGTTTGTGTTGCAGAATTAATAATAATACTTTCTGCGTCGTCTGGTGCGAAAGATAAAATATAATTTGACGATGTACCATCTGCTACAAAACTTGTGTTAGCAACTAAACGATTTACATTCAATGCATAAACATAAATCTTATCGTCTTGTGGTGCACCTACATATAACCAACGATCATCATTACTCATTGATATACTATAACCAAACTTTCCTGTAGTGTTTACATTTGGTCGTAAAATTTGAGTTTCAGTTATTGATCCAAATTCATCTTTGATATAAACAAAAGTATAACCAATGGAATTATCACTATCGGGCGCACCTGATACTACAAAATCAATACCGGTATCTACGCTAGATCCTAACCCCAAAGCATTATTTGCAAATGTAGATAGTGTTAAATTTTCTACTAGATCGTCTGCATAATTAATAGCATAGTTAGTAATAGCGCCAACATTATTGTTATATCCTGGCATGCCTGCAATTACAAATTTATTATCACTACTAATTGCAACTGCTGTTCCAAAAGCACTGTTATTTTCTAAAATAGATTTAGGAAGTGCAATATCGTAAACCCAGGGTTGAGATTTTTCATATACAGCCCAGTTTTTGTCAGAGTTATATTGATTAACCCAAATTTTATCTTCTGTTACCCACCCTGCAAGTGGTTTAATAGAATCAATATCTGTTTGCCTTTCAATTTTCAAGCTAACAAGTTTTTGTAAAACACCATTTTCTGAACTGGTACTAAAACCCGACAAATTAACTACTACGGTTACTGTGAACTGTGTTAAACCGTTTACAGCAGTAACTCTATAAAATCCATTAAATCTTTTTAAATTTGATAGCATTACTGTGTCATCTAAGGATAGCCCATGAGACCTGTCAGTTGTGATTAAAATTCTTTGATTCAACGCATTAGTTACGCTTATTATTTTTGCAGAAGATTCATTTACTCGATAAACATTCCATCTTTGATTATAATCTTTGGCTACCCAAATTACAGACCCTGTTCCTATAGACGACAAACTTACATTTAATTTAGCAGTATCATTTAAATCAAATATTGTATAATCGATATCTTCTAAATTCACATAACCTGCTGTCTGTATATCGCCTATATAATTACTATTAATGTTTCTGTTAATTAAAAATGGACTTCCCCAGGGCAATTTAGTATATTTGTATAGTCCATTTTTTTCTTCTTGTAACGAATTGTAAATTACAGATGTGCTATCATTGACTTGTAAACTTGTAGGATTACTTAATGTATAATTTTCATATAATACAATATCAACAGATTGATTTGTGTTTAAACTTCCGTAGCTTCCTACTCTGAAAGCCCATTCCTCAAACACATCAACTCTTGAATCTTGTCTTCCTAACGATACACTACCTAAGGCATTGATAGAGTTTAAAGTGCCTTTTTCTTTTATGAATCCTTGATAAAATTGCACCTGACTGGAATCATTTAATCCTAAATCAGACAAGTAACTACGATTCCTGAACCCTATTAGGCTCAATGAATATTTGTCAAATTCGCTTTCTAAATTTATTCCCTCGACTCGATAAAAAGTTTCGCCAACTTGTGCATTTTTGGCAAAGTTTTGCAAAAGACCAGATTTAACTTTGTTTTTATCTACTGGGATCCAAGATTTGAAATCAAATGTGGGGGATCCGGGTAAGTTAGAACTGGCTGTATAATAAAAACTTTTATATTCTACTAGATCTCCGCGGAGATAATCTTTATTCATTTGCCATAAATCTACGGTTGGCGGACTATATATGAAACCATTGGGATTTAGTGCGCCTGTCCAATCTCCGGTTTTATATCCCACTAATTTTAATCTGTATTGTCGTTGTCCAGAAATAGGATCATAGATTATATCGTTAAATTCGGTTTTGTTATCAAATACTAGTGCATGCTCATACTGCACCACGTCCAGGGAAACAAAACCAATTAAATCGGTTGTGCTTGCTAATTGTAACCACAAATAACCGTTTTCCCTATTTACTGAAAATTTTCCAGAGTCCACGATCTTAAAATTTTGATCTATTATTTTACTACCATTAACTTGATTAGAAATGGTGTCTACCGCAGCGGTAGAATTGTAAAAACTTAAATAATTCGACGCAGGACTCAATGTTATTACGCTATTATTGCTCCACCCTTGTTGAGCCCAAAACAAAAATTCTCTAACACTAAGACTCCAGTTTTTGATTTGTCCTAACGTATCATCAAAAAATCCAAATCTGAATCCTTGCAATAACAAATATCTTTCGTATCCGCAGATGATATTTGCAATTTGTTGCAAAGTTTGTACCTCTGTTCCATAAGGAATATCAAGTTTAAAATTTGTGAATTCTGAATAATAATCAACTGCGCGGTCTAACACCTTAATAGCAGATTTTTTACCTGTTGTCATCGGAGGGACTATAGTAAAAAAGGAATTTTCAGGATCATAACCCGAAATTCTGAAACCATTCTGAACCCTCTCGATGATCATTGCACTATATCTTACATTTTGGAATGACGCAGATTTATGCAATACTAAATCAAAATTTGAATCAGGAATTATAATATTTGTATTGGTGCTAGAAGGACTGTTTTGTTCTGCTAAAACTTTTAAATATTGTTTTCCACTGAATCCCGCTATACGATAAGTTAATTGCAAATTATAATCTTTTACAAAATGTGTTAACTCTGACAAATTATTAGCACCTTGGCCTATTAGGTAATCGCCAATCCAATTAATATATCCTGTATTTCTGTTCACAACACCGTTTTCAATTGGTCCATTAACAGCAATTAGTTGTTGATTTAACCTTTGATTGTTAATATTAATTAAATATTGATCAAGATCCGCATTATACCGATAACTGTTTGTGTTAATACCGTAGGAAAAATATTTTGCTGGTTTTATCAGTGCCATTGCAAATTGAACTGCAAAAGGGTATTCACTACTTTTACGCCATGCAGTTTCTATAGGATTCATTTGCCCAACAGACCAACTTCTATCAAATGTACTAGAATCGAATCTGTTTGTAATAACACCTAACGGTGTTAGTAGTTGCCCGTTGTCATTGACAGGAATAAAATTTAGTAAATTAGGACGAACGAATCGTCGATCGGTACCTTGTCTGCTTCCCTGTGCAATATAACCATTTTGTAAGTCAGTCCAAAGAATCTTATTACCAGAAGTATATGGAGATGGTCCGTATTCGTCTTGCCACCAACTTGGTTCTTCACTAAATCCTAACATTTCCCATGGTGTTAAATGTGGAGTTTCACAGTCGTAAAAATATCTATAACAAGCCCTCCAGGACCCTGGTAAATTATCACCGTCAATTATGTCTAAACTTCCAGAATAATTGTAAGTAAAGGGAGAATCGTTTTCATAACTGACATTGTTAGTATAATTAAAATTATTAAGATATGCCCATCTTAAATAAAATTTACTTAAAATTTGATCGAATTCATTTAAATTAACACCGGTAGATCTAAATTTGCCAGGTATACTATCATATAAATTTACCAGTTTATCACTGTATTCAGTTTTGATATTGTTGTAAATTCTTTTTTCAAGTTCTAGTAATATTTGATCTCTAAAATCTCCAAAACTAGGAGTCAAACTTCCGTCATGCCCTTTAATAAATGTAGTAGGTTGAGAATATGTATAATCTATATAAATTTCAGGTTGAAATTTCGGATAAAGGCCTAACTTACTTGGAGTTTCGGGAATCCAATTTCCGTCGGTGTTATTATATTCTATTATATCTAAAACATCATCAATGGTTAACACTACGTTATCTTTAATTGTGATGCCGGGCCCTGTAGTTAAAAATTCATAATCTCGGCCATACAATAATTGTTCGCTATTTAAGTAAACAAGTATTGCTTTATTGTTTAATTCGGTTGGATCATAAATTGTAGATATTTCATAATTTCTTTGTAACGAATTAAAAATTTGATATTGAATAGTTGTTTTATTGTCGCCGTAAGGAACCATTCCACTATAATACCATGGAAAAGTTTTATCCTTAATGATATTGATTTGTTTAATAATAGTATCAACTGCACCAATTGGATCAGCTGAATTTATATTCTGCATTAATCCTGCAAGGCTAATAAATTTGTTTTTAAATCTAGTGTATTCAAGTAATGCGTAATTTAACCCATTATAAAAATTAAATTTTTCACTGCATAAAAACAACATAGCATAACTTAACGGGGCACTTTGTTCTAAAATTGTGCCAGGTTGATTTTCAACAAACAAGTCTCTGAGGTTACTTGTTCCAGGATAATCCCCCAAAAATCGTAAATTGTTTTGTGCTAATTCACCTATATGGTTTCTCATTTCGCCTAAAGTTGGCGATTCTAGTTTTTGATTTTGTGCATTAAGATTTAAATTAACCGGAGTTTGATAAAACGCAAATTTACTAACTTGATTGCTATAGACTAATACATCGACACGACTGCCTTTAGTCATGCGATTGGGTTTAATAATTAACTGAATTTGATTGCCAGGTATGTTGTAAAGTTGATAACTATTCGAATCTAGTTTTTTAAAATTAATATAAACCGTAAAATTAGGTCTGGTAGTTGGCAATTCCGGGCTAACATCTATTAGAAAATTATTATTAATACCATCAAATGTAAATGCAAAATTTTGCATTTGTCTTGTTTGACTGTTACTGTTAGTCCAACCATTGACTTTTGAAAATCCCGCATCGTCATTATTTTTATGTAAAAAACCTACATTGACGTTTTTTCTATAATTTGTTTTATCAATTTTATATTCAAATATTTGATTATCAAAATCATTATAAAACTCAATGTCGCCAATGTTATTAAAATTTTTGTATGCTAAACTAAACCCCAGAATTGGATCCGCCGCCCCTGAGCCAATTTTATAACTAAAAATTTTAGTGCCTGTAAAATTAGATTCTGAATTAATTAATGGATATTTTGAAATGTCACTGAAACTAACTCCGTCCTCATCAAATACATCAAACAAAGGAGGTTGATTCAAACTAGTTTTTTGCTGTGCTAAATTCCAAACAGCACCGGTATACCAATAAGTTTTTCCTCGATTATTTCTGCCATTTAGAACACTAACCGCATAAAATTCATCGACAACTGTGTCATTTGCTTCAATTAATTTTATTTTATTGCCAGTATCATCGATATTTTCAAAATCAATTACATAAATTTTACCTTTAGACAAAGGATCTTGATCTAAAGAAAAAATTATTCTCATTCCTTGAATTAATTTGATACCGTCTATAAAAAATCCTTCTAACTGGCCTTGGACACTAAGAAATGGATTAGTGAACTGAGTGTCAAATAAATCAACCGGTTGCTTGCTTTTCCTTCCAAAATTTATTAATTGCAAGTCTGCGTCAAATTCAATAATAGGGCGTTTTGCTCTTGCTTGGGGTATAATAGATTGTTCAATGTTTGTATAAGCAGTTGTAGCTTCTAACACAGATTTATGAAACCAACGATTGCGTCTTGTCCAAGGGTTTAAATCAATACTTGCTCTGCTAATAAGAATATAATCCGGATCTGCCAGAGATGGATCTATATCTAAAAATGTACTACCGTAAAATTTCGGCCCAACAACATATGGATAAAAATCAGTCACAAAATAAGCATAGGTACCATTTGGAAATTCAGGAGTAACACAATATCTACCATTGTAAATATCTAAATCCGTGACTGCCGACGGATCTACAAGTGTCTGATGAATATAGTCTTGAATAAAAGAACCTGGTGCAAAAGAAAATACTATCTCAGTTCCTGCTGGATAGGTCACGTTTCCGTTTAACAAGACCGTGAAATTACCAGGATAATTCGATAAACCTTCGGCAGTTTTTAATGCATTGTTTATGATATATCTATTAGGCAGTGATTGAATTATACCATTAATGATAACAGTGCTAATAGACATTCCAGGATTAAGTCCGTTAGTAGACGAAACACTAATAGTTGAACTATTGACTATTTCTGCTGTTAAAGTTACCTTTATTGAAGGGGGTCTATAAATTGAATTGATTGAATCACTAAAAATGTATCCACTATTTAATTTTCTTATACCACTTGTGCTATCTAACGGACTAGTGTACCCATAAGGACCATAAATAGGATACCCGTCTAAAGCTATGCCTATTATTTTACTGTGACCGTTTGTGCCAACAAATCCGTTTTCAAACCCCGATACGTTAGCCCAAGCATTACCACTAATAAAGTTGCCATTGGTGTAAGCATATTCTCCAAAGTCAAAAACATTTCCACCATACTGGTCTCGACCATTTATATTTACTGTATTTGTATCATAATACCATTTCGATCCGTCGCTGGCAGGAACATAAGCTCCATTACTAATTGCTTTGATTGGAATACCTGGTAGCGTCACTGCCACTGTGGCATTACTAAAAGTAAAATCTTCATGTTCGCCTGGTTGATTTTTTCCTGCTCTCAGAGGTATTGTAACATCAATTTGCTGCTCAACTATATAATTATTGTTAATGTTATTTGGAAAATTGCCAATTGCAAGATTAGGTTGACTAGCCAAATCCGTTGACTTAATTCTAAGTTGATCTCTTGCAGAATTCAATGATACATTACTGTACAAAGTAAAATAATTACTGGGTTCAAAAGTTGTGATAGTTCCCGAATACCCTACTATAAGATCGTCTACTGCTATTAATCTTATTGCAGTGCCTACCCCTTCTACATAATATTCTTTATTTTGATAGTCCGCGGGCAAAACTTTATCATCAAATCGTACTTTAAGACCGTTAGTAAATGTTACACCATTAGGGCTTACATAATTAGTTTTACCTAAAATTTCTGTATTAATGTTAATTAAACTAGTCGAAGAATCAACGATTCTTATAATTCCAAATTGAGCTGCATCTTCGCTGTCTTGATAGTAAAGGGTATCTAACGGGGCAGTTATAACTGGAATTTTTTCTAACACTATATCTATATTTTTAAACCATTCAGTATTACCATATTCAATTCCCGATAAAACAATGACTTTATTGTTTACTGGAATATTTGCATAATATGCAAGATTAATTATAAAATCATTACCCGACGGTGTTAATATAATGTTCCAAATACCGTATCGCTGCGATGTGGGAACGGTCACACTATTTGCAGTCCAGTCTGCATCACTGTTGCCTGACACTGCAAAAATTACAAATTTGCCGTTAAGATTAGAGACTTGCCCGTCGATTCCATTATATAAACTTTTAATTTCTGATAAAAATTTACCTTGTAGATCTTTATACGCAACAGGACTAACTAAATCTATAGTTTGCACTACAGGCATGTTTATATAAAAATCTTGCGCAGTTGCTATAGGAACATTAAAGTACAGTGTACCGTTTTCAACTCCGTTAACGTCTACACCTAAAATCTCTCTGGTACTTAAGTTTGTTAGATCACTGACTCCCGATAATCCTGGCGAAGTTTGAATGTAAAACTTTTTACCAGGCTGATTAATTTTAAATTGATAATTCCCCCCTCTGGCTAAAATTATGTCAGGATTAGGTGTAGTTCCAAATCCACTCAGATTGTAAACATTTAAACTTGCTTCTGGATAAACATAAAATGTTCTCTCAATTTGAACCTGACCTGCTCCCACTAACACCGGAGTAGGACCATTAGGTATCCAATAGTAATCTCCAAAATTTATAAGAGCATCTGCATTGATTCGAGGATTGTAACTGTAGTAATCGCTTTGAAATAAAGTGTCTTGATTGTCTACATTACCACCGAAATAGTTAATTTTATCTAATAGTTCTTGATAGGTAACTACATATTCTACGGTGTCTGTGACAGAATTTTTAACAATGTAAGCAGGTTCTAATTGATAATCTGCTCTTGTTGCAGTGGGTTCAATGATATACGTAGATATATTTTCAAATCCAGGAGCAAATTTTCTTCCCACATAGCCATTTATAGCTACAAGATTGGGCTCAGTTACTAACTGATCCAAGGTAGCATTTAAAAACTTTTTATTTGTTTCAGTCTGAAAAACTGCTGGTAAAAAATTTACTGTCTTAGTGTTGGCCATATTATTTCATCAAGTAATTATACTATTTACCGCGTTTGTTTGGAGGTTTAACAAGGATGCAGTAATTGCAGGAATTATTTCTATATTTTCCACAGTTGCAGCACTGATTAATATTTCATTTGGTTCACAGCTTATTTGCTGCAAAGATCCATAAATTTGATTAGTGCTATTGGGGACAATTAATATGCTGCTTATATTAGGAGCTAGCCCTTGTTGAATGTAGGTAGCCAGTTCAGTAAAATAAAATGTTTCTCCAAAATCCCAATTTCCCAAAGCAAAAAAGGCATTAATATATGTGAGAACTTGACTGCGTATTTCACTGTCAGTTAAATTAATATTAGAATTTTTAACAACTTTAAAAGTTGCTTGTAATTCAGGAATTGCTTTGTTACCAAATAAAGGTTTAAATTTGGCAGGATTGTAAATCAATGCATCACTTAGTGCTTTATAATTTTCTAAATCGCCAAAAGATAATTTCAAAGTTTCTGATGTTTCTTTTTCCGGTTCCTGCACTGTGCCGGTAGTGTCTATGGCCCAAGATCTATATGCTGTTTCATATTCCTTGGTTAAAATATACAAATCTATTAGATTACTGGGACTAGGATCGATTCTTCTATTTCCGGGAGCATTATGTTTGTATTGAAAATATAAATCTGGTCTACCAATTCTTACTCTATAGTCTGTAATTGTTACTAAATTTTTACTAGTGCCTGTTGTTTGTATTTGATAAAAAGCGTTATCTTTCCAAGCATAAAATACTTGCCCTATTTCGTAATTATTAATATTTGCCACTATGGTTGATCTAATAGAAAAACTTACGTTTACAATTCCAGGCTCAATAGGTTCATAGGTGATAAAATTATTATATCCATTTACAGATTTAAAAAACACAAATTTTCTAGTTGCCTCTGCTTCAGTAATAGCAGACAACGAAATATTTGGGTTAATACTTAATTCATAGTAGATTTCAGTGCTGGAATCATAAAAAATTTGCCCGTTTTGAAAAAGCTTCAAATATTGTGTATAAACTCGTTGTCCGGAGACGGTAGTAAATAGAACAGCAGTAGCGAGTACAGTTTTTATAGGCATAACAAGATTTTGAAAAATATCAGGATCATCTGGAACACCATTATCATTTTGATCACTATAAGTCACTAATACTTTACTAGCATCAACAAACCCATCACTTTCTACAATCTGATCATACACAAACCAAAGATAATTTTCTGGCAACGGTTGTCCAGTGTTAGCATTGCCATTTATCCTTAATACGTTGATACTATCATTTACTGTAAATCCCGTTACTGGATCAAAAATTTTATTTTGATTTTCAAAATAAAATTGTGTTTCTCTAACACTTTCAAATATAAAGTTTAATCCCCGAGATTGAACAGTATATGTAGCACTATTAACGGTAAACACCAATAACCAGCTGGAATCTCTTGATTGCCCTGTGGTATCACCTTGAAATTCTAAGCTAAATGGGCTTGTTAAATTTAAGTCTACATTATCAACTATTTCCCAGGTTTTTGTATTTTGACTGTATCTGATACCAAAATTTAAATAATTTTGAATATTACTAATAAGTTTAGTTTTAAAATCTCTAGTAAAACTGTTGTTATACGCAGGAAAAACATTTATAGCAATAGCTCCAGTTGGCATGTTTTCACTCAGTGTCACCGGACCTTGCCCATTTGATAATACTCCCTGATTTCCTGATCCCACAAGTTGCACCACAGTAGCATACAACAAAGATTGCCCATTTTGAGGTATGAGTCCATTTGCGGGTAAATCTACTATTTCGTTTGCTGAATTAAAATACTTACCCGTGCCTGGGCTAAAAATAACTACACTGCCTTCAGTAATATAATTATTTGGCGGCGCTACACCTATACCGACGGCAACTTGATTTCCAAAATATCCTGTAGATGAGTTAGATCCTGTGGTTATCTTAGTCCACGCCAAATTTAAATTAAACCTAGAAAAATTTTCATAATAAAAATGAAGGATAGGTTTTCCACGCACTAAAGGCAAAACTTGATTTTCGATAACTCTATTAATGTCTGAAGTAGTTGTGAATGTAAAAGTAAAACTAGGCAAAAAATCTTCTTTATAAATTATACCATCTTCAGCAAAAATATTAGTACTACTGTATTTTCCGGTTGTATCAAGAACATCCAAGTATCTACTAACACCGCTACTAGTTCTGTTAACTGCTTTAACTTTACTGATGGTACTATAATTGCTATATGGAAAAGTGTTATAATCTTCCCCATTTATCATACGATTTTGACTGTAATAAAGTTGCGGAGCTTTTGTTTTTATTTCAGTCAAACTTTCTCTAGCAATTGCGTTTGCTACAGTATACTTTAAACTTGCTACAACTGTAATAGTTTCAATTTTACCTGATTTACTGATATATGGTATAGATAAACTAATATTAGACATTTCATCCGGCGTAATTGTATAGTTTAATCCTATACTTGTTCTAAAATAAGTTCTGAAACTGCCCACTGGAACTTCGGCAAACGTGCCATCACCGAATACCAAATCAATTTGATCCCCTGCACGAGAATTAATTTGAAAACTCTTTTTAGGTGCATTATTATTGTATATGATGTTTGTGCCCACAACCGCAGGTATTTTATTCCACTCGTCTAACAAAATTCCAAAATTATTTGTTTGATATAACCAAACGTCAGAATTGTTAATGTTGTCTACATTAATGCTTGCTAAATTATTAGGAACGCTTTCATCAAATACAAAATCCTGATTTTGTAATATACCTTGTTTGAAATAAAAGAAAAACCCAGTGTTGTTGCTGGAATTTCCTAAGTTATCATTCTTATATATGATGTTTAAAGGAACGCCTGGACCCGGACTAGCTTCATACATGTAATCTCTACCTATGCTAGTACCACTGACTGCTTCAAAAGTTAATGCTGCCCCGTCCACCAATGAACTAAATGGGATAACTGGTAATGCATTCGAGGGTAGGTTAATGTTGTACTCTGCATTAGTCACGCCGGCAATAACTTGGCTATTTGCAGGTTTTCCTATTTGTTGATTTCTTGGCAAACACGAATTAATAATAGTCACAAATTGTTCATACCAATTAACATTGGTTGGATCATTCCATTTTACGATAAGATTAGTTAAATCAATTCCGTTGCTATCCTTTAATCTTTCTGTAGTCTGTATGCTATCAAATTTTATAAAACCTGTGGCGGGTTGATTTCTTTTAGGGCTATAGCTAATTAGTCTGGCTAATTTCAGAACACTGTCTCTACGTTCTGCAGTATCTAAAAAGTTTTCTCTTGCATTTAAATCAGTCCTAAATGCTAAACTTTGGCCTAAAAATGCAATTAAGTCTATTAATGCTATATACTCACTGGATTCTATGTAATCATTGAAATTTTCAGGATAATAGATTTTGATGTAATCTATCATCGACTTTCTCAGAGTTTGAAAATCATAGCTTTGAAAGTCAGCGTTTCTAAAACTTTCGTATACTCTTGTCCAATCTTGATTGACTAATAAACTGTTTTGTCGTGTTGTGCCTGCCATTATAATCTCTTTATTAATATTTATTGGGTAATAATCTAATAGTTTTATGCCAATAAAGACTGACGGGAATTAGCTTGATCAAATTTTGCTATTATGGTCCCAACTTGACTGGTTGATATGTAAATTAACTCAATTTCAATTTGAATTCCTCTATCAAACTCGGTTACTAAAACATTATTGGCCGCTACTCTGGGGTCATTAGCGATAATTTTTTTCACGTCTTGAATGATAACATTTTTAGTTTCGTCGGACAATGGTTCGAACAACATATCCCATATAATAGTGCCAAATTCAGGATTCATAAGTTTTTCGCCTCTTCGAATCGCAAAATGATTTTGAATGTCACGTTTTACCAGATCAAAATCAGTTAAACGATATTTTTTTATATTATCTACTGTACTAAAACCGTTATACATTGCCATAGCGTTAATTTCCTATTTTACTTCGATTGCTTTCTTCTATTACGGGAACTTGAGTGATGCTGTACTTAGATGAGTTATAAGAATTTATAATCGAATTGTCCACTGCCGTTCCTTGTGTAACCCATTGAAAAACTGTGTCTACATTTGATTTTTTTGCCGCACCTAATAGTGCCGCAGCATCCTCTTTTGATGTTGAGGCAGAAATTAATCCGGACGATTCTAAATCAGCATAAGTTTGCCTTGTAACATCATACATAGTTCTTTCCTGCAGTGCAGGACTATTTAAAAAGTTTTCAACACTGTTTACTCCGTTTTTTCCAATCCAGTTATTGGGGTTTTCCAATGCTTCTTTAGTTTGCGGAGTGCCTTCTATTAGGTATCCTTGTGACACGAGATCCGAAGTAGTCAAAGCATATTTTCCTACCTGTCCTGTAGAATCTAATGCTGTGTAATCGTTGTTTGAAGAACTATACCCATACTGTGCCATAAAAGCCTGCACGTCTGATGTACCTAGTTCACCTATTCCAGCAGTAGGGGAAGGTTGTGAAATGAATTCCCCACTGGGAGCAGGATTGTTTATCAAATTATTTTCTGCTTGTTTGGGACCTATATTTTTTAAATTAACTGGTGGGCTAATGGGCCTCCCATTAATATCAAAAGCTAATGATTCCTGAATTGCAGTTTGTGTGGCAGCTTCAACTGCAATGTTACCTCTGATGTAAGGTTCGTGAGTAGGAACAACACTGTTAATAGATTGAATTAAATCTGGATATGCTTCCCACCTATTGTTATTAATAATCGTGTCAGGCAAATTATATTGCTTAATAGGTTGAGGTGCACCTACAGCGCCGCCGCCGCCTTCGCCATTTAATGCAATTTTTGCTCCATTTAACAACATAGCCCCGCCGGATTTTATTTGCATCGACCCACCAGACACTATACCCGTGCTGCTTTGACCTTTTATTTGCGTTTGCTTACCATATAAATTTAAAAATGTTTCTGCGCTTGCTTGAATAATTTGAGCTTGAATCCTGACACTTGCTTCGGCATTTATACTAAAGTTACCGCCTGCATTAAAATTAATGCTTCGATCACTGTGCATTTGTATGTTGCCTTGAGTTCTTACAGCTAAATCTTTAGCCCCATATACAAGAACGTCACCTTGCGCTGTTAGTTCTATCCAAGCAGTACCTTGACTGTTACTGACATAAATTAAATTTTCGCTATCGCTCATTATGATTTGATTGCCACCCGCGGTCCGCAATCTTACCATGTTGTTTTTGCCGTAGATATCGCCATCATCTAAAGTTAAACTATGACCCCCCACTCTTGTTGTTACGTTAAAATCTTGTGGATTAAAATCACCCGATAATAATTTGTTTCTAAGTCCCGGATCATTTGCCGGATCTTGATTTTGCCAAGGTCTACCAGGAGTACTAAATCCAAACACAGCACTTATAGGATCTCTTTGACTACTGCTACTAATTGCCCCACGTATTTGATCGCTGATTAATCCGGTCTTGATTAAATTTATAGTTTGTGGAATATGCAATGGTTTTGGGATGCTGGGAATATATTTTTCTTTATAAACTCCGGCCCATTTTTCATTAGCCTCAGCCACTGGATAACTAAGTCCAGGATCTAATAATTCTGCCAATCCGGATTCTTGAATACTAAATGGATCAATTTCGTTTACTGGAACACATCCAATCGACGGGACCATATGCCTTGTCACACTAGAATTTACACAAGCAAACCAATATCCTTCTATATTTCCTGGTATAAAACAACACAAGACTTGACTACCTATATCTGGTGGTGACATGTAAAAACCATAACTCTGCGAAGATCTACTAAAAGTATTGCTCTCCTGTCCCAAAGAATTCGTATATTCGGATCCTGCACCCTGAGTTGTGCCCATGAAAGGACTAGCGTAACTTACAATTCTCCAGCTTGTTTGATTGTCGGGATCTGCTCCGCCATCCTGGGGTATATAAACCCAAAACCTACCGCTTCGAGTGTTAGGTATATGTTGTTTTACTACACCGATAAAAATACCCGAAATTTCTGGAAATTCCGATTTACTTCTATCCAAAAATTCTTGATTTTTACTGCCTTGGTATGGTTTAATAATAGACATTCATTGTTCTCAATTTATAAAAATCCAATATCTAAGTTGTTAAAGTCACCTAAATCTAAATCGGCTAAATCACCTAAGCTCTGGCCAGCAACGTCAGAAAAATCGGAAAATTCACTCCAAGAGTCTGGATAAAGCTCTGGAGTTGCATCCGCTAGGTTTTGTGAAAATGCTTGCCCTAATGCAGCATCTTCTAAATCAAATACCGCAGGGTCAACTTTAACTGATGTAAGATCAGCTATAAAATCTTTACCTGCTTTAGCTAGAAAATCTACACTTTTTCCTACAACTTGCCCCACTGCTTTACCAACTGCTTGATTTAATATTTGTTGTCCTATTTTGTTAATCGCACTAGCGGATTGTACAATACCATTTACACCGTTTACTGCACCTTGTACAGCAGTTTGAACATTTTGCAATTGACTAGAACGAACTGCTGCTAAATTAACACTGGGGCCTGAATATCTGACACTTTGTAATCTTGCTGTAGGCACTAAAGAATTCTGAGCCAGCGAATCTATTCTTTGATATATACTAGGAATTTCTTTTCCGTCTTGATCATAAAATAACTTAACTAAGTCCAAAGTTTGAGTAAATTCACCTTTTTGAAAAACATTTTCTACAATGATAACCTTGTATACTCCACTGAACTCACTATATCTATATTTTTCATTTTTTATAGCAATGCCTAAAGTTTCGTCATAATCATTAGGAGATTCGAAGTTTAAAAAAACATATAATTCACCACCGTCCATGTACAAACTCGATCCTGCATCGGTAGATATAAATTGTTGATTATAAGTTTTTGCAGTTTGATAATAAAACAAATCATCCTGTTTAATAAATTGAGGATCTCCAATGATTTTCAATGAAACTGATATCAAATCACCTTTGACCGATACTAACAAATTACGTTGTATATCTCCTGCCACAACACTATTTTGCATCACTCCACCGCGACCCCTGGATGCAGTAGATGCAGCATCATTGGTAAATGCTATTACATTGGGGTTAGGGTTTTGCTTGACTGACAAATCAACATTAAGATTAGAAAATAACGATTGTTCAGGAGGTACACCTATATCAGGATTTGCATAAGGATTATTTTGATTTACTGCAGTTTGAACATATCTATCTTTATTTCTTGCTATACTTAATTCGGTTATAGCTAGTGTGTTTAATTCTAAATTTAAATCAATAATATCATTGTTTTTTCCAGTGAAAATATAGTCGTATTTTTTTACATACCCTGGAACTTTTCCGCGGGGAGCATAGGGATGCTTATTAGCAACTTTGAATTTTTTAACATAAAACACAATGTCATATGCATATTTGTTTTGTTTTTGGTCAAATTCTTTAATCTTTACACTAGGAGTAATCTTAAACCAATTTAACCAAGTGTTTGTGGGAGATGCACCATTTTGTATTGCTGCCCGTACCTCAGGGTCACTTATTTGTTTACCTATATAATCACTGTTCCTAACAGCCCAATCAATTAATTTGTCAATGGTCATACCGGCTGGAATATTTACAGTTGCACCGTCAAAGGTCAATTGAGCTTTTCTTTGAGAATTATCATTGTTTTGTCCCTGAACTGCAGCACGCTGCGCAGATGTAGAACTACCGTTAGCAGGTGTGGATGATACGTTAACAGGTCCTATCATTAATTGACTATTGCCTATTTCTGGATCAAATTCTACTCTGACAGTGTTTAATACTCCGATCATTCCATCCGATTTTAAATTTCTATAATATTCATTTATTGCATCACAATACCCTGAAATACCTAAAACATTAAATTGACTAGTTAACTGTCTCTTGTATACTTCTATTTGTTTTAAATTAAAATCAACTTGTTCTCTTGCAAGGTCAAACGTATTGTCTGTTACTTGTTGTAAACGATTAATTTGATTAGTGATAATTTCTCTTTGTGTTAAAATTTCATCCACAGTCAACGAATCTGGTGTAACATTAGCACCACTGAACATGTCTTTAACTAATGAACCTGTGATAGTTGTGGCGATAGGTAAAGAAATATTCAATTGATTAAACGCTTGATGATTATATGGCACTGCAGATATTTGATATTCAGTGCCTCTAACTGTTACTTTAGTTTTAATATCAACTAACCTAATAGGAACATATTTGCTCATTCCGGGAATAGGCCCAATTAAGGTCGATTCTGCTGCATTAAAATTGTTAAATTCGTTGTTTTTAGATCCAAAAAAATCAATCTGTAACAAATATGGAACTTGTATATATGAATTAGCACTAGATTCTAATCTATTGCATGCTTCTAATAGTCTATTAATTAAAGTAAATCCAATGGGCTCTATAATCGTAAAACTACATTCTATTAGATTACTGTTTCTGTTACGTGTTGTTGCAGTAATATAAGTCTTCATTCTGAAATTATCAAAATAAAAGTCTTCTTTGAATGAAGGATCTCTATTAAAAAATTGATTGTATCTGCCTGCACTTGCTACTAATACATTTTGTGGAACATATACTTTATCGGGTGAGAGATTGCCTACTAACTGATTAAAAACATTTGTACCCAGCAGATGTAAACTTAAATTATAGGTATAACTTTCATAATCATGTAACGGATTGGGCAAAGGTTTTTGCTCGATACCTGCTGTATTTGTTGCTGCGGTAGTTGGTTGTGCAGTAGTTCTAAATTCTGGAAATTCGTCTTGAAAGTCTCTAGAAATTATATTTGTTTCCCGACCACCAAAGTCAGTCCAAGCTTGAGGTTCAGTGCCAAAATTAGCTTGAATTGCTGCAGTGTTATCGATATTAAGTTGATTAATAGCCTGTTGCTCTTCTACAGTTAATGCTGTAACTTTAGAAGCAGGCTGTTTATATAATTCGGGATCCATATTATATTAAACTAGTAATTGTGTTCTTTTTTGGAATATAAATTTTTACTCCAGGACGCATGTCGAAAACAGGATCTTTAATTGTAGAAGGATTACGTAATGCAAAAACCCACCAATAATTCGAATCTCCATAAAGATCAAATGCCAACAAATCGGGCCTGAACTGATAAGTTTTGTTTATGGTCATTACTACATCATCTGCTAACTTGGGTATCTGAGGGAATCGAGCAACATCTAAATAATCGCCAGAAAAAGTTGTTTTAAAATATAAGCTGGTTCTATTATATGAAATTGTAGCCATTATAGAAATCCCCCAATTGGACTATTTCCATTTTCTATTAGATCGCCATTGGCAAATTTTTGCAGTGTAAAGTTTTCTGCAATATTTTTTCTACTATAAACTGGTTGTAAAGTAACAGTCATTTCTGCATGTGCAGGCAGTGCGACATAACTGCTGGGAGTATAACTGGGCACATCAGATTCAACAAACGCAGTGCTTGCAAACAATCTATTAAAAGATCCACCTGCTACGCCCAATGGAACTTGAATATAGTCTACATCTTTAGGCATGGTTTGTTCGAATTGCGTAACTACACAGGGCACGTTTGGTAAAAATGCTGCACCAAATCCATTCAGAAATACTAATGGCGGCGGAGTGCCAGCAAAAGTATCATTACCAAAAAACATTTTTGTGCAAGTTCTGAAGAACTGAATTACTGCCATCATGTAACGACCTTCTACGACATTTTGGCAGGTAAAATCAGCTGTAATCCTAATTGCACCAACTTCACTGTTTTCATAAAAATAGCTGTTGTAATTACTGTGTGTTAAATTTTGACTATTATATTTGGCAGTATGGTTTATTGTAATTTGCGGGGTATAGGGGAAAATCACTCCATTGGTCTGACTTAAAGGATATAACAACGAATTATTTGGATTGTTGTAAAAATATTGAGCTGTATATCTTGCCATGCTAATTCTTGCACGCCAATCTGTTTCAGCGGGAATCACTGTGCCATCTGCATTAGAAAAATTAAAACCTAAAACTTTTCCCGCTACATCAGTAATTAAACTGTTTCCACCTGGAGTAAGACCAGCATTCCTCAATCTATCAACTGCTCCTGGTGTAGAAGATTGATAAGCCACAGGACTGGCCTGTGTAAAGGTTTGGGCAGACCCGTCAGATTGATAATTAGTAGTATAAGAGCTTGCTGTGGCCATAAGACAAATCCGTTTCTTATATTTATTGCCAAAATAATAGTAACATATTACTTATTATCTTGACTTTTTGCCCATTAATCTGTACAATACTATTAACTGTGTCCAAGGAGAATAAAAATTAAACACAACTACTTAAACAATAAGGACATATTAAAAGAAATACACAAAAGCAAAAATTCTTACTGTTCATATATAGACCCCGATGCTGAACATTATGATTTAATACTGCCAGATATAACTAAAATTAATAAAAAAAATATACTCGAGGCGCGCAAAGCAAGAGCAGAACGTCTTGCTAAATTAGCATATGATCAAGCAATTGTAGAAACTGGTGAAAAGCAAAAGTTAGAAAATTTCGAAATCAAATATACTAAAATTTCAGCAACTGAAGTAGTTTTTAGAGTGATGACTTGGGAACACATCCCCATAGACGATGTAAAAACTAAAAAAGCTCAAAACGCCGCCAAAGAATTAATGAATGAGGATGAGTTAACGTTAACAGAATATGATTTCGAAGACCCCAAACACAACAAGTATGTCAAAGTTAATTTCCCGCCGTTTTTTCATTATCGAGTATCAGAAGATAATACGCCTTATATTGTAGGGAAAAGTCATTGGCAGGGGCCGATTGACACTGGACATTTTAGTAAAGATCACGGAGCAATGACTCCGAAATTAGCGTTGATGTTTATGAAATTATGCGAACGCTATGCTACACGTAGTAATTGGAGGGGTTACACTTACAATGACGAAATGCGTAGTCAAGCACTATTACAACTAAGCCAAATTGGACTTCAATTTGACGAATCAAAAAGTCAAAACCCATTTGCATATTATACTGCAGCGATTACTAACAGTTTTACTCGTGTATTAAACATCGAAAAACGAAATCAAAATTTACGTGATGATATACTAGAAATTAATAATCTGAACCCAAGTTACACTAGACAAAACTGGCAATCTGGATCTAGCACCTATGACGAATAATTTGCTATAATATACAGATGACTAACCTTTTTAAAAAAGCGGCAATATGCACCGATTTGCATCTTGGGTTAAAATCAAATAGTTTAACTCATAATGAAGACTGCCTTGCATTTATTACTTGGTTTTGTAAAACTGCAAAAGAGCATGGTTGTGAAACTTGTTTTTTTCTCGGAGACTATCACAACAATCGCGCCAGTATCAACATACTTACATTAAATTACTCGATTCGATGCATAGAAATGCTAAATGACAATTTTGATCGGGTGTATTTTATTCCTGGTAATCATGATTTGTACTACAGAGATAAACGTGACATACAAAGTGTAGAATGGGCAAGACATCTTCCCAATGTCAAAATCTGTAATGACTGGGTCTATGATGGTGATGTCATTATTGCTCCTTGGTTAGTAGGAGAAGACTATAAACGTATTCCAAAACTACACAGCAAATATATGTTTGGGCATTTTGAATTGCCGCATTTTTTCATGAATGCCATGGTTCAAATGCCCGATCATGGCGAACTTAAAAGAGAAGCGTTTAATAATATCGAACATGTTTTTACTGGTCATTTTCATAAACGACAAACTCATAAAAATATTACATATATCGGTAATTGTTTCCCTCATAATTACGCAGATGCAGCAGATGATGACCGCGGGCTTTGTGTTTTAGAATGGGGCAAAGATCCAGAATACTATGCTTGGCCCGATCAACCAACTTATCGTGTACTGGGCCTTGGGGCAATTCTGAATCATGCCGATCAAATACTAAAACCTGGTATGCATGTTCGGGTTAATATCGACATTGATATTAGCTATGAAGAGGCTACATTTATTAAAGAAACTTTTATGCAAAGTCATCAATTGCGTGAAATTACTTTAATTCCTAAAAAGAACACTGATTTAAGCGATGTAACTATCCAAGGAAACGTTGCTTTCGAAAGTGTAGATCAAATAGTTACAAATCAGCTCGACGCTATCGCTAGTGACCACTACGATAACAAATTATTGTTAGACATTTATCGGAATCTATAATGTTTAAAATTAAGGCTCTGAGTGTAAAGAATTTTATGAGTGTAGGTAATGCTACCCAAGGTATTGACTTTGATCGACGTGATTTAACTTTGGTTCTTGGAGAAAATTTAGATTTAGGCGGCGATGATTCAGGTGCCAGAAATGGTACAGGTAAAACTACTATCATCAATGCTTTAAGTTATGCGCTATATGGACAAGCATTAACCAATATTAAAAAAGATAATCTAATCAATAAAACCAATAATAAACACATGTTGGTTACAATTGATTTTGAATGTAACAATCAATCTTATCGAATTGAACGTGGTCGAAAGCCTAATATTTTAAAATTTTATATCAATAATCGAGAGCAAGAAAGCAAAGACGATAACAGTCAAGGTGACAGCAGGGAGACACAGCACGATATTGAAAAATTGTTAAACATGAGCCATGACATGTTTAAACATGTTGTGGCATTAAACACTTATACGGAACCATTTTTAAGCTTGAGAGCAAATGACCAACGTGCAATCATCGAACAATTGCTAGGCATTACTTTATTAAGTGAAAAGGCAGAACTGCTTAAAGAACAAAACAAAACTACTAAAGATGCAATACAAGCCGAAGAATTCAGAATCAAAGCCAACATAGATGCAAATAAAAAAATTCAAGAACAAATCGATTCGTTAATCCGCAGGCAAACATTATGGTTACAAAAGAAAACTCAAGATTGCGAATCATTGCAGACAGCATATGATCAGTTAGCTAAATTAGATATTGAAGCAGAACTTGCAGCACACAAAACATTTGCAATTTATAATGAACAAGTAAGATTGCAACGAGAACACAAATCCAAATCTGATTTAGTTAAAAAAGATTTGTTAAAAGAACAAAAAATCTGGAGTACTTTAGATTCAGAAGTTAAATCTCTTAAAGATCATAAATGTTATGCATGCGGGCAATCAGTCCATGATCATGAGATGGAAGTAGTATTAAAAGAAAAACAGTCAGCGTTGGGTGAAAGTAAAAAGAACTTAGATTCTTTGTATAGTGAAAAAGAAATCTTAGAAGCCAATCCTGTGTTTGTGTGTACTAAACCGGTTACTTTTTACGAAAATGAAAGTGATGCATTTGAACATAGATCCAGTATGGCTACAGTGTTAACTCAGTTAACTGCTCGACAAAATGAGACTGATCCCTATCATGATCAAATTCAAGAAATGCAGCAATCTGCAGTGCAAACAATCAGTTATGATGTGATTAATGAATTAACCAGAATACGAGATCATCAAGAATTTTTATTAAAACTGTTAACTAACAAAGATAGTTTTATTCGTAAAAAGATCATTGATCAAAATTTAAGTTATCTCAACGCAAGGTTGGGACACTACTTAGACTCCATTGGATTACCACATACTGTAAAGTTTCAAAATGATCTTACTGTTAGCATTGAGGAGTTAGGCCGAG